CTGTAAGCACTGCTGTTAATGGTTTAAAAGCCTTCTATCTCATCACCTCTGTAAGCGTAAGTGGCGCTACTGGCACTGCTCTGACCGTTGGCACAACCAACGTGTTGGGTTGTCCAATTCGTGTTCCTAACATTGCTTATGTGGCAAGCGTCAAGAGCAACAACGCTTTGGCGCAAGATGGTGGTACTTTTGTTGCCGCAGACACTGCAACTGCTACGACCACCACTGGTGACGTTCGCGGCACATACACCCCTGCTACCGCATCGAACGGCATCGTTCGCACAGTAGTAGGAATCTTGTTGCCTGCAATCGCTGTCGGCCCTAACGCTACTCGCGTTGGCGCTCTCGGTGTAACTCAAGCCTAAAGGAGACCGACATGGGACAATTTAAACCAATGGTGAAGATGGAGACCACTGAGCCTTCAGTTGAGTTAAAACTCAAAAAAGGCGGTCACGTCAACATGAAAAAAGGTGGCATGGCTGAGGGTGGTCACAAGAAGATGGCTGGTGGAGGCACAATGGCTATGTTGGGTATGACACCAGCGCTTGTTGGTCGCCCTGCGGTCAATGCGCCCGTCAAGAGCCCCGGCAAGCCCTCCATGTCTGCACGCCGCAAGGCAATGGCGGCAAAGAAACCTGCGATGCCTAAAAAGCGTCCTATGCCTATGCCAATGTCTGAGCCAAAAGACATGTCGATGATGCCTCCTATGATGCCTCCCATGAAAAAAGGCGGCAAAGCTGAGGGCGGCAATATGGACAAGGCTCAAGACAAGGCTATGATCAAAAAAGCCTTTAAACAGCACGACGCTCAAGAGCACAAAGGCGGCAAAGGTACCAAGTTGGCGCTTAAAAAGGGCGGCAAAATGGCAACTGGCGGGGTTGCCAATGGTCAAGGTGGATACGCCAAAGGCGGCATCATTAACACCGAAGGCCAAGGCGGCAAGTATCGCAACACCAAGATGGACACGGTCAATCCCAACCACTCACCCGCTATGACCGGCGGCGTGAAGAACGGCAACGGCGGTGGCTACGCTACTGGTGGGGTGGCTAAGTCCAACGCGGGCGGCTACAAAATGGGGGGGAAAGCCTCAAAAAAAGCCTACGCGACGGGGGGAACTGTTAATACAGGCAAACCTGTCGCGATGAAAGAGGGAAACAAACCTGTTCCCGCACCTAAGACCCAGCAAAACTTCAGCGGCGTCTACAAAAAGGGTGGCAAAGTTGCCCCAAACAACAAAGCGTTGCAAAAGGTAAACGATGCTGAGTATGCGCCTACGATGCGTGCCGCTAAAGCTGACAGCAACCTGAAATATGGTTCGCCTAAGCGCATGCAAGATGGTGGCTCCTCTTCTAGCAAAGACAAATACTATGTTGAGAACCCTAAAGAGGTTAGCGACAAAGCAAGTCGTGAGTTGGAAGAGGCAATGAACCCTTTTAGTATGGCTAAGGAGCTTTACGGAAAAACGCGTAATGCGTTACGCGGTCAAGGTTCTGTAAGCGCCGCCGAAAGAGACGCAATGCAACGCATGGTGGAAGAAAGTCGGCGAAGCGGAGCCAGTACGGTGGATGCGCAGAAGTTGCGTGATGCCATGAAAAAAAGTGGTCGAAGCCAACGTGATATTGACTCTTTAATCCGTGGTCAAGGCGCTATTACAGAAACCGAAAGGTCTGTGACGGTGTCCCCAGCAGGAAAGAAGCGCGGCGGTAGTGCTTGTTAAAAACGAGTGGGGGCTTCGGCTCCCACTTCTAATTGGAGATTTAGATGTCAACATTGACAAATGTATTTTCTGCGCATAGAGATGCGACGGGAACAATTTACGCTGGCGCGACGAATCTCGCTGGGTATCAGGCGCTGTCCGGCGGCACTGCTGGCGAGATTGTGTTTCGCGATGGCGGGGCAAGCGGAACTATTCGTTTGCGCATCAATATTCCAGCAAACACAAACAACCCGTTTGCCAACATTATCCCCGGCGACGGCATCCGTTTCACAACCGATATTCATGTCACTTTGCCCGGTACTGCGTCAGTAACTATTTTCTGCGGTTAATTATGCCAAGCAAATCACCCTCACAACACAAATTGATGGCGGCGGTTGCGCACAACCCTGCGTTTGCCAAAAAAGTTGGCATTTCCACAAAAGTTGGCAAAGAGTTTGTTAAAGCTGATAAAGAAAAAACAATGAAAGGCGGCGGCTTGTATGAAAATATCAATGCAAAACGTAAAAGAATCGCTGAAGGATCAGGCGAAAAAATGCGTCGAGTTGGTAGCGAAGGCGCTCCAACGGCTAAAGACTTTAAGCAGTCAGCTAAGACAGCCAAAGTAAAATGAAAAAAAAAGAAGTTAATCTTGCAGTTGGTCGAGGCGAGAAGTTGCCCGTTGAAAAAGGCGCTGGATTAACAGCCAAAGGTCGAGCAAAATACAATCGTGAGACTGGAAGCAATTTAAAGGCTCCACAGCCCAAAGGCGGCGCTCGAAAAGATTCTTTTTGCGCACGTATGAGCGGTGTTGTGGAACATGCAAAAGGGGACGCACCACGCGCCAAAGCATCGCTAAAGCGGTGGAACTGCCCCGGTTGGTAAAGGAAAAATCATGGATGAGCCACTTGTAAAAAATTACAAATTTTCCGAAGCTGTCGGCAAAGACGGGAAGACAAAGTATTTTATCAATGGTAGTGAGATACAAGATAAGGCATCGTTCGAAAGATTAAAAACCAAAACAGGTCAAATCATGGATGATGTTATGAAGGACTCTACGGCAGAATTTGATGCCGCATATCCAATGCCTGAGTCTATGAAAAGACCAATCAAAAAAGCTAAAGGTGGAAAAATTAATTTGGCTGGTTGCAAAGTAAACACTGCAAAGAAAAATTTTAATTCACGGTTTTAAAACATGGCTTACTCAGGAAGCGTTGGAACTACTGTAATTGACGTACAAACCCTGATTGACCATGGGGCGCGTCGGTGCGGCAAATTAGCTGAGGAATTAACCTCTGAGCAGGTTTTGTCAGCCCGCGAGTCACTGTATTTCTTCTTGAGTCACCTGATAAACCGAGGCATCCAATATTGGTGTATCAGCAAGGTGGTTATTGGACTTAAGGCAAACGAGTACATCTACAGCCTGCCGCTTGGTGCCGTGGACGCACTAAACGTCCTGTACAGGACTATGACTAGACCAACTGGCGCATATAGCTCTTCCGCTGGTGGTATTGCCATAAACGCTTTTGATAACGACATAGACACCTATTGCTTGCAAACATCAGCGGCAGGCAACATTGCAATCAATTACGGCGTCTCCGATCCATACTACATTGGCTCAATTGGCTTTATGCCATACGTGGCGGGCGGTGGATCGCAGACATGGAATTATGTTTTTGAAAGCTCACTGGATGGGATAACGTGGACGACGTTGTACACGGGAACCTCGGTGTTGGTGACTGATAAGCAGTGGGTGTGGCAGGACATAGACCCCGGTGCCACTGTCGGGTATTACCGCATGCGTGCCACTGGCGCCACCATCTTGGCTCTGCGGGAGCTTTATTTTGGTACAGATAGCCGCGAAATTCAAATGTCTCGCCTTAACCGCGACGACTACACCAACCTACCAAACAAGAATTTCACTGCCAATCAACCCTTTCAGTTTTGGTTTAACCGCACAATTCCGCTTCCTCAAATGCAGGTTTGGCCTGTCCCGAGTAGCAATTTTGTACAGGCAACGGTATGGTATTCGCGTCAAATCATGGACGTTGGACAGCTTTACGGCGAGTTGGAGATACCTCAGCGTTGGTATGAGGCAGTCTTGATGAATTTGTCACACCGTATGTCCATGGAGTTGCCAAACGTTGACATGGCGCGTACCCAGTATCTTGAGACCCAAGCGGCTCGATATCAGCTTGAAGCGGAGCAAGAAGAGAGGGATAATTCACCTATCTATTGGGCTCCTAACATTTCGGTCTACACAAGGTAACGCATGCCAGTTTTCCTAAACACCGAAGGACTTACATCGCTGGCTATCGCTGTGTGCGATAGATGCAAGATGAAGCGTGCCTTTGTGGAGTTGGAGAGCGACCCGAATTTCCCCGGCCTCCGCGTCTGTGGCACCGTAAGCGAAGGCTGTAAAGACGAACTTGACCCCTACCGCATGGCGGCTCGACAAACCGAACGCATCAACCTTCGATTCCCGCGACCTGATAGCACATTGACCCAAGTCGATAATCAGTCCCCCGAGTACCAAGGTAAATACGGCCCTACGTAAAGGAAAAACATGGCACAGGCAGGCTTTACACCAATAAAACTATATTCAAGCGGCACAGCGGCGGCACAGCCCTTGGCGGCAAATTTGGCTCTTGGCGAACTTGCGCTTAACTACACTGATGGCAAGATTTATTACAAAAACGGTGCAGGCACTGTTTTGTCAATTTCAAGCGTAATCGCGACACCAATTGTCGAAAACCAAAATACAATTTCTGTAAACAGAACTATCACTGCTGGCAGTAATGGTGAGAGTGTTGGGCCCATAACCATTGATACAGGTGTCACTCTTACTGTTGGTGCAAATCAACGGTACATAGTCTTTTAACTTTTTGGAGAAACAAAATGGCAGTAATTATCAATGGTAACAATACGCCACCTGCTGGCGGTATTGCCTACGGCAACGCTACCTCCGAGTTAGCGTTTACAGCCGCTGGAACAGCAGGTCAGCTAGTTTTATCAGGGGGCGCAGGAGCACCAACATTTGCGACCTTGCTCCCAGTGGCAAATGGCGGTACTGGCACTGCCACTCCTTCTATTGTTGCAGGAACAAACGTCACAGTAACTGGAACTTGGCCTAATCAAACCATCAATTCAACTGGCGGTGGTGGTGGTAGTGGAACAGTTACAAGTGTCGCCTTTTCGGGTGGCACAACTGGTCTGACCGTAACAGGCAGTCCTATCACCACAAGTGGAACAATCACACTAGCAGGAACATTGGCTGTTGCAAACGGTGGAACTGGGGTCACAACTTCTACAGGTACTGGCAATCTTGTATTGTCAACAAGTCCAACTTTTGTTACTCCTATTTTGGGTACACCAACAAGTGGTGTTGCAACAAACTTGACGGGACTGCCACTCACCACTGGGGTGACGGGCTTACTTCCTGTTGCAAATGGCGGCACTGGAACCGCTACCCCTGCAATCGTTGCAGGCACAAACGTAACTGTTACTGGCACGTGGCCTAATCAAACCATTAACGCCACAGCCAGTGGTAGTGGCACAGTAACCAGTGTTGCGGCAACAGTCCCATCTTTTTTGTCTGTTACTGGCTCACCAATTACAACAAGCGGCACATTGGCAATTTCTTTGTCAGGCACTGCGTTGCCTGTTGCCAATGGCGGTACTGGTCAAACAACTTACACCGATGGTCAGTTGCTTATTGGTAACTCCACAGGAAACACACTTTCCAAAGCAACTTTAACCGCTGGGGCTGGCGTCACAATCACCAACGGCAATGGAACAATCACAATTGCGGCGGCGGGCGGTGGTGGTGGCACAGTAACTTCTGTGGCGCAGACATTTACTGGAGGAATAATTTCAGTTGCTGGCTCACCAATTACCCTAAGTGGTACTTTGGCTTTGACGGTTGCTGGGACTTCAGGCGGTATCCCTTACTTTTCAAGTGGAACCACATGGGCAACCAGTGCGGCATTGGCGGCAAACGCAATTGTGCTTGGCGGTGGCGCAGGAGCGGCTCCAGCCACTACAACAACAGGCACAGGTGTTGTAACTGCTTTAGGAGTCAACGTAGGCACGGCAGGGGCGTTTGTTGTCAATGGCGGCGCTTTAGGTACTCCTTCAAGCGGTACGCTGACTAGCGCAACAGGACTTCCAATCTCTACTGGTGTGTCAGGACTTGGTACAGGTATAGCAACCGCCTTGGCTGTAAACGTTGGAACTGCTGGCGCTCCTGTTATAAATGGCGGCGCACTAGGTACACCCACTAGCGGTACATTAACTAGCGCGACAGGTCTTCCAATTTCTACTGGAGTCAGTGGCTTAGGCACTAACGTAGCTACTGCTTTAGCCGTAGCTGTAGGTTCTGCTGGCGCACCTGTTGTGAATGGTGGCGTATTAGGAACACCAAGTAGCGGAACAGCAACTAACTTAACTGGCTTGCCATTGACTACTGGTGTAACAGGAACACTCCCTGTCGCTAATGGTGGTACAGGGGCAACCACCCTTACAGCTAACAACGTTATATTGGGTAACGGTACATCTGCACCTTTGTTTGTCGCCCCAAGCACCGCTGGAAATGTGCTGACGAGCAACGGCACAACTTGGCAATCAACTGCGCCAGCGGCAGGCACCACAGATCTGCTTGAAAACGCACAAATTATCTCAACAAACTACGTAATTGCGGCATTGAAAAACGCAATAGCGCTAGGTACAATAACAATAAACACTTCATCTTCGGTGACAGTCGGTACGGATCAATCTTGGTTAATCTTTTCTTAAGGAAACAACATGAGTAACTTAAAAGTTCAAGGCAATGCATCGGGTACTGGAACAAGTACCTTGTCGTCTCCAAACACAAACAATACCGTAACTTACACGCTACCTGATACGGATGTATCTAGGACGCTTGGCTATCTCAATATTCCACAATCAGGGTCAGCAAAAACAGCTTCTTATACCCTTGTTGCTGGTGATGTTGGGGAATTTATTGAGCTAGGCACAAGTGGCACAGTTGTGGTTCCAGCGAGTGTATTTGCGGCGGGTGATGTAATAAGTATTTTTAACAATACATCAGCAACCATTTCTTGCACCTGCTCTGCCGTAACAACAGTTTACAAGGCTGGTACAGACGCAGACATTAGCACTTTTAGCGTTACAACAAGAGGTGTAGCTACTATTTTGTTCATTAGCGCCACGGTTGCTGTCGTCACAGGCAATCTTGCATGAGTGGAATTATGCTCAATGTGGTTCATGTAATGCTCGAGCAGTTTGCGGGGTAGCTTTATGAGCGGAATCGTTCTTGCACTTGCTGGAGGTAGTTTTGCCCCAAGTGTGCCTTCAGTTATTGGTGAGGCATTTGGTGGTGGCTACTACGCTGGTCAAATTGGCGTCAGTAGCGTTGCTACGCACTACTTGATTGTTGGGCCATTTGCATCTGCACAATCTATTTTGCAATATAAAACCTCTAGAACAAACGACGCTGGTGCAACTTCTAATATTGACGGCCCTGCCAACAGCGCATCAATGAATGATGCAAGCCATCCCGCGGCACAATTCTGTGAGGGGTTATCTATCGGTGGTTTTACTGATTGGTATATGCCAGCTAAAAACGAGTTAGAGGTGTGCTATTACAACTTAAAACCCACAACAGCAAACAACTCGGTAGGAGATGGCGTAAATCCTAACGCTGTTCCTGCTAGAGCAGTTGGCTATACAACTGGTAATCCCGCCCAAACCTCTGCGGCGGCATTTAGAGTAACTACTGGAGCGGAAGCGTTTACAGCAACTGAGTATTGGAATAGCACTCAGGAAAGTGCTGATAATGCAAGAATTCAGACTTTTTATAATGGTTATCAGTCTTTTGGTTATAAGACTCGGGCAATCCGTGTTAGAGCAATAAGAAGAATACCAGTAGTATAAGAAAAATTATGTTTAATTTAATGGTCAAAGCAAGAAGGGTGGTTTTATGAGCGGAATTGTTCTTGCACTTGCTGGGGCTACCTCGGCTCCAAGTGTGCCAACAGTTATTGGTGAGGCATTTGGTGGCGGGTATTACGGTGGTCAAATTGGCGTTAGTGGTGTGGCAACACATTATCTTATTATTGGCCCAAAATCAACCTCTGACACTGGGACTAGGCAATATAAAAACGCGGCTACAGCCACTACTGGCGCTGATAGTGATATAGATGGCCCACAAAACACAGCAGATATGGTGGCTGATGGTAACGCTACTGTTTATCCAGCGGCTCACTTTTGTAATGACTTATCTACAGGTGGTCAAACAGACTGGTATATGCCCGCACAAAACGAGTTGGATGTTTTTTATTTCAACTTAAAGCCGTCTACTGCTCTGAACAACACATTTGTAACTTCGGGCATTAACCCTAATGCCATCCCACCTCGTGCCACTGCTTACACACAATTTGTACCTGCGCAAACCTCAGTAACAAATTTTCAAGCAGGCGGCGCAGAGGCGTTCAATACAGCCGTTTATTGGAGTAGTACTGAGCTTACTGCCACAAACGCACGGGCACAATATTTTACTAACAGCGCTTGGTACTCTGTTGTTAAAAACAGTTCAGAGCGTGTTCGTGCTATTCGCCGTATTCCAGTTTAATTTTAAAGGAGCATAACAATGTACATTTGCGTAACAGAAGTAGACGCTGTAACAAAAATCCCCTGTACTGTTGCGCCACAACGCACTGGGCCATCAATGCCTGCTGTCAAAGGCTTGCAAGTCACTTGGTTTGACCAGTCCTCATGGCCTGTTGAACTGGCATCAGATGGCACATACCTCAGAGCGCCAAAATATTACGGCACTTGCGATGATGATGCTGACACCACCATTGCTGGTGTGTTACAGGTGTTAACCGAAGCAGAGTTCACCGCCGCCAAAGCCGCAGAGCTTGAGGCGCGTAGACCTTACCCATCATGGATTGGATACTTGGACACAATGACTTGGGCGGCACCAGTAGCAAGACCAGCAGATGCAATTATGAACGGCGGCAATGTCGCATACCAGTGGGATGAAGCTACTCTCAACTGGATTCCAAAGGAATGAAAGAGTTTTTCTTCATCAGCGGTTTGCCAAGGTCAGGTTCAACCCTGCTCTCGGCTATCTTGCGTCAGAACCCTGAGTTCTACGCAGACATCTCATCTCCTGTGAGCAACTTGGTTACAGCAACCATTGAAGTCATTACGCGAAGCGAGAGCAATCACCTGATAGATGAAGGCAGACGCAAACAAATATTGAAAGACGTGTTTGAGGCTTACTACAAAACAATCACTCAAAACACAGTCTTTGACACTAGCAGGGGCTGGACTGCCAAGACATCACTCCTTAAAGATCTTTACCCACAGACCAAGATCATTTGTTGTGTGCGTGATTTGCCTTGGATACTGGACAGTTTTGAGCGTATTGCCGCTAAGAATTCTTTGTATGGCGCATCTTTAACAGATCACGAAGCAAATCAAACTGTGACAACACGATGCGATGCCCTGATGGATGTGAAGAAAGAGGGTCAAGTAATCAAGCCCTACTATTTCTTAGAAGAGGGCTTGCTGTTAAACCCTGACATGATTATGTTGGTTGAGTACGAGTCTTTGTGCAAAAAGCCTGAGAGCGTGATGCGTGAGTTGTATCAGTTCATTGGCAAACAATACTTTGACCATGACTTTAAAAATGTTGAGTATGAGAACGAGACGTACGACAAAGCCATAAACATGAAAAGTCTGCACACGGTACGCAAGGAAGTTACATGGCAGGAGCGCCCTACCATCCTGCCTAAGTCGGTGTGGGAGAAGTATGGCAAAGACACAGACTTTTGGCGAACACCAGCACCAAACTTTGAGGTCAAGCCACTGTACAAGGTCAAGGGATGAAAATCTTGATCATGGGCTTGCCCGGCGCTGGCAAGACCACCCTCGCTACCGCTTTGGCAAGGGAGCTACAGTGCGTTCACTTTAATGCCGATGAGGTGCGAAAAGAAATTAACAAAGACCTTGGCTTTAGCGTAGCTGACAGGTTGGAACATGCAAGGCGCATGGGCGTGATGTGCGACATAGCATCTAGATACGGCGCCAATGTAATTGCTGATTTTGTTTGTCCTACCCCTGAAACACGGGAAGCTTTTGGCGCTCACTTTATTGTTTGGGTAGACCGCATCAAAGAGGGTCGGTTTGAGGATACAAACAAGCTATTTGTGCCCCCACAAAATTACGATGTGCGCGTTGATGGTAAGTTTGGCATGCAATATTACGCAGAAGAAATTGCCAAGATGATTGAGCCGCCACAACCGAAAACCCGTTGGGCGTATTAAGATATAGATCCAAAAAATCTTTTAACTTAAAGGAACAAAAATGGTAGAAAAAGTTTGGTTCACCTTAGAAACAGCAAATCAAATTGTTGGATATTTGGGCACAAGACCGTATCAAGAAGTTTTTAATTTGATGGCGCAGATACAGAAGGCTGTAGATGTCCAGCAAGAAGAAAAAAAAGCAACCTCAGCGCCTGAAGATCAAATTGATGCTTGAGTGGTATGGAAAACGTTGATACCAAATTGGCTGTACACGAAGCCGTCTGCACAGAGCGATACAACAGTATTGACCGCTCTTTGCGGGATGGCGACAAGCGTATGTCCAAGATTGAGTATCTGTTGTACGCGGTGATTATCTGCGTGCTGTTTGGCCCCGGCGTGGCGGGCGAATTCTTCAAGAAGCTCTTGGGGCTATGAAATCGACCCGCTTACCATCCTCTTTGCCGCACGAGCCTGTGTCTCTGCAATCCAAGAGGGAGCCGCTTTGTTCAAGCAAGCCAAAGAATCTTTCATGGAGGTTAAGTCCACTGTTGAAGAAGCTGTTGATACTGCCAATCAGGTCAGATCCTTTTGGGCGAAGCTCTTCGGAGCCAAAGAAAAGCCTGTGGCGCAAGCGGCGCGAAAAAAGGAAACTTACGTAGCCGTAAATGAGACAGAGGTTTTATCGGGGATTGTGACTCAGCTTTCAACGTTCTTTAAGCTTCAGGATCAGTTGGCAACGCATATCAGGGAAGAAGAAGAGAAGAGCAAAAACGTCTACGACCCTGACGCAAATTTGATGGAAGCCGCCCTCAAGCGGATCATGGCTCAAGATCAGATGGCGGCTTTGGAGCGAGAAATAAGAGAGGCGATGGTATACGGTGCCCCAGCAGAGATGGGGGCTCTGTACAGTCGTACATTTGCAACTCGGGACATCATTAAAGCAGAGCAGGAGAAAGCAAGAAAGAAGCGGGATGAACAATCATGGCTACGCAAGGAAAAGGAGCGCCTTTCAAACGAAAGGCAAGCATACCTACTAGCGACTTTGCTATTCCTCCTGTATCTGTGGTTACTCCTGAGCCTCTTGAGCAGGATTGGGAGTTAGTGATGGGGTGGCTGGCGGCGTGTTTGCTCGTGGTTTTGTTGCTTCCTCTTCTCGGCATCCTGTATATGGACGTGGTGCAAACAAAAAAAGAAGCCGAAGTACAAATTCAAAAAATGGAAAAGCTTAGGCGGCAAATTGAAAAAAAGCAAAAGGACAAAGATGAACCTGTATGAAATTTGGATACTGTCACTCTTCTTAGTCTTGCTGACTGGATGCGAGGATCAGTTTCGTTATCCCTGCCAAAATCCTAAGAACTGGGAAATAGCCGAGTGCAAGACCCCTCTTTGCACCGCAACAGGCACATGCCCTGATATGCTCATCAAACCTGCACAGGAGACAAAATAATGCCTACCGTTGGATACAAACTTAATAACCGCCTGACCGCAGAAGAGATTGAGGTTCGGGTTTGGGCGTTCGTTATTGTGGTGCTTGTCAGCATCCTGCTCGGCGCAATGGCTATGTTTCTCTACTCGGTCACGTTCGTCCAACAGCCCATGAATGGGCAAATGGCGGCTATAGACCGCGTATATACCCAACAGATCTCAACCATAATGGTTTTCATCACAGGGGTGCTTGGCGGCGTTGCTGGACGCTCAGGAATCAAGGCGGTGGCTAACGCTGTAGCCAAGGCTGAAGCTAACGACAACGACACACCATGAGCTTGTTAAACCCTTGGGTAATACTTACCCTGATTTGCGCTTTTTTGAGCCTTGGCGCGTTCTCATACACAAAAGGCGAAGATGCTGAGCGTGAGCGCCAGCAACTGGAAATTGCCAAACTCAATGATGAAGCGAGACAAAAAGAGCAGGCGCTTGTGTCTGCTGTTACGACAACTGCAAACCAACTTGTAAAGGTCAACAACAATGCAAAAATTGAAATTGCCAAACGTGACTTGGCTATTGCCAGTGGCGCTCTGCGGTTGCGGGTTCCTATCAAAGCCCCCGAGTGCCCCGTACCAGCCACCGATGATGCCCCCGCTACCAGCGGAGATAGCGTTCAAGCAAACGCCGAACTTGACCCAGCGTTTGCTCAACGAATTGTCAGCATCACCGATCAAGGAGACGCCAACACGCGACAGCTTAACGCCTGCATCGACGCCTACAACGCCGCCTTCCAAACCATGAACCAAAGGAGTAAACCATGAACTTATCCGAACATTTCACTCTAGACGAACTTACGCACACTGACCACAGAGAGTTTGACAACACCCCCAACGAGGCTGAATTAGCCAACTTGGTGCGCTTAGCCAACTTCATGGAAGAAGTTCGCGAGGTTTTGGGCGGCAAAGAAATTCACGTGAACTCTGCATTTCGTAGCGCGGAAGTTAACAAAGCAGTGGGTTCAAGTGACCGATCACAACATAGGCGTGGGACAGCCTGCGATTTTCGCGTCAAGGGCATGACTCCAAACGAGGTGGTGACCGCCATCATTAACGCTGAATTGAAATACGATCAAGTCATCCGCGAGTTTGACCGCTGGACTCATATTTCAATTCCCAACGAAGACGACAACGAGCCACGCCAAATGGCCTTGATCATCGACAAACAGGGCACAAGACAGTTTGCTTAAATCCCCTTAGACGTTTAAAATGCCCCCAATTTGGGGGCTTTCTCCATGAAAGGTAGCAGGGAATGACAACCGCAGTTGCCCAAACATACGACAACCTAGTCACCAGCGTCGAGGCGTATTTAGAGCGCACTGACGCTCAAACTATTGCCTATATTCCCACCTTTATCATGTTGGCTGAGCAGGTGCTTGCCGCTGACATGAAGTTTTTGGGCAACATTAACGTAGGCAATTTTTCGCTGGTTGCAACCCAGTCGATTGTTCCAAAGCCTGCGCGTTGGCACAAAACCGTTTCGATGACCATGATTGTTGATGGTGAGCGCACCCCATTGTTTTTGCGCAAGTACGAATATCTGCGGGAGTATTGGCCTAGCACCACAGCCACTGATCAGCCAAAGTTTTACGGTGACTACGATTACACACACTGGTTAATAGCTCCCACGCCTGACGTTGCCTACAGCGTCGAGACCGTGTACTACGAGCGCGTCCAGCCCTTGGATTCAACCAACCAAACCAATTGGTTCACACAATATGCGCCGCAAGCCATGCTGTATGGAACTTTGTTGCAAGCAATGCCTTTCCTCAAGAACGACGAGCGTTTACAAATGTGGCAAGCACAGTACACGCAAATCATCAGCACCTTGAAGGAAGAAGATAAGCGACGGCTTGCTGACCGTCAAGCCATAGCGATTGACTCATAATGACTTCATACATAAGCCCATTCACTGGCGACGTTATTGTCCCAACCGACGTTAGCTATGCTTCGTACACGCTGACTTCCACCCTGCAACTGGTTTGGCCTGCAAACGGCACAGATGCAAACAATGTGTGTGCGCGGATAATGGACATTCAGGCGGCAAGCTCAGTCCCGCAATTAAAGTTCCCACCTGCTGATCAAGCGTCGGTTGGCACTGATGCCTTGGTGCGAAATGTTGGCGCTTTCACGATAACCGTGACCGACTACAACGGCAACACAATTGCAACGGTTGCAGGCGGGACTGCTCGATACATTTACCTGACAAACAATTCCACCGCCAGCGGTGTTTGGGGTGTCTTTACTTTTGGAACTGGCACCTCCACCGCTGACGCCGCAACTCTTGCGGGTTATGGCTTAATTGCCAGCGGCTTGACCCTCAATCAAAGTCACCCCGTAAGCCAACTCTCCGCAAACTACACCTTTGCGTCCACAGACCGCGCCCAAGTGCTGGCTTGGCCTACCTCGGGGGGAGCGACTAACGCTTACCTGCCATTGGCGTCAACCCTTAGCAATAACTGGTTTACGTTGTTGAAAAACAATGGCACGGGAACATTGTTGTTAAACACTACGAGTGGTGAATTGTTGGATGGCACGGCGTCGGCAAAGACTTTCCAGCCCGGGGATTCGGCGTTCATCATCTGTACTGGCAACTCCTACATCACCGTAGGCTACGGCGTCAGCACTGACTTTGCTTTTACCGCTCTTACCAAGGTGGTTTCCACTGGTACATACACCCTGACAGCGTCTGAAGCCTCCAACAGTATCCAAAAATACACTGGGCTTTTGACAGGTAACGTTACGGTTTACTTCCCGCCCGTAGTTAACCTGTACGTCATTAGTAACCAAACCACTGGCGCTTTTACGCTGACAATTGGAACCACTTCAGGAACCACGGTCAACGTGGCGACAAACACCCAAGCAACTTTAATTTGCGATGGCACTAACTTTTTGAATGCCAATACGAGCACCATAAGCGGAACAAACATTTCAATGGTCGATGGCACGGTGTCAAACCCTGCGGTGTTCTTTGCTTCGGAAACAAACACTGGCGTCTATCGACCCGCCGCTGGACAGTATGGCATTTCAATCCTTGGGACTTTAGTGTCAAACACAAAAGCAACTGGTATTGAAATTACGGGAACGGGAACCTTTTCGGGTGGTGTGTCAGGGGGCACGTTTTAATGACTGAAAAGGTTTTTGCCCTCGACACGAAGCCGGGCATCCAGCGCGATGGTACGGTAGTCGACGCAACCTGCTACACCGATGGCGAGTGGGTGCGCTTTCAGCGCGGGCGTCCTCGAAAAATGTTGGGTTACATTGAGATCACCAACGACTGGGCAGGCCCATCAAGGGGGCTTTTTATTGACCCACGCAACGGCTTTAACGTCATTTACAACGGCTACTCGGATGGGGTGCAAACCTTAACGGTTGACCAAAATGGTGTTGGCGCTGGTATTGTGGACTTTACGTTGTCCAACTTTACGCCAAGCTCAAACAATTTGTGGCAGTTTGATGCGGTGTTTGACGCATCAGGGAATGGGGTGTCGAACATCATAGCGCACCCGGGGCAAAACCTTACCGCAATCGACAGCACCACCAACACCCCCGTCTTGTTTGGCCCATCCTCGGGCACAAACCTGTCACAAGTTGGCGTGTTCACGTTAGCCGCAACCACCAATTCCACTACCACCATTACCGTTGCATCGACCCTTCTAATTGGCGCAGGTCAAGTCATCACAGGCTCAAACATTCCCGCAAACACAACCGTGGTGTCAGTGACCAACGCAACCCAGTTTGTAATATCGAATGCGGCAACAAGCACCACATCTGTAACCATCACAATCAACAACAACGTGTCTGTTTCAGGTGGCGCGGTCATGTTGTACCCATACCTTTTTGTGTTTGGAAACTTTGGACTGTTACGCAACTCAGGCGCTGGAAACCTGAACGACTGGGTTTCTGCAACGTCAAACTCAACCAACATTACGTCAACAAAAATTGTTAAGGGACTGCCTGTTCGAGGCGGCTCAAATGCGCCATCAGGTTTGTTTTGGTCTCTTGACTCGCTGATCCGCGTCAGTTACACGCCAACCACGGTAACCACTGGCGTAACCTCAAGCACCTTTTACTGGCGCTATGACATTGTTTCAAGCCAGTCTTCTATCATGTCGTCGCAGGGCGTGATTGAGTATGACGGCATCTATTACTGGTGCGGAATTGACCGATTCTTGCTGTATGGCGGTACGGTACAAGAGATACCAAATACGTTTAATCAAAACTACTTTTTTGACAACTTGAATTATGTCCAACGTCAAAAAGTGTTTGCCATGAAAGTGCCTAGATACGGCGAGATTTGGTGGTATTACCCAAGGGGTCAAGCAACCGAATGCACCGATGCGGTGATCTATAACGTGCGCGAAAAGTGCTGGTATGACGCTGGTGAAGCCCTTGGCTCCCAACGTTGTGCGGGATACTTCTCGCAAGTTTTCCAGTTTCCAGTGTTGGCTGGTTATAAAGCCAACGCCAGTGGAGGCGTTAACGCGGTGACACTTACCAATGGCGGCACTTCGTACACCAACGGGACATACCAGTTTTACGCTCTTACTGGAGGCACAGGCACAGGCGCAACAGCCACAATTACTGTTGCTGGCGGTATAGTTACGACGGTTGTAATAAATAACCAAGGACAAAATTACACAATAGGCGACGTCTTGTCTGCCGTTCTGCCAGCGGGATCGGGTTTTCAATTGACGGTTGGCACGCTGATGACCTTTACATCGCTATGGCAACATGAGTCAGGTGTGGATTTGGTGTTTGGAACAAACGTCAACGCCATTACTAGCATGTTTGAGACAAATGACCTTGGCTGGGTTGGGGGTGGCCCATCAGCGCCTGAAATGACTGGCGTGAACCGCTGGTTGCGTCTTGAGCGCGTGGAGCCTGATTTCATTCAAAGTGGTCAGATGGAGCTATACATCACTGGGCGTCCCTACGCGCAATCGGCTGACAAGACATCAGAGGCGTTTGTGTTTCAGCCAAACACTGGAAAAATTGACATGAAAGAACAGCGACGTGAGATGCGTTTGCGCTTTGTGTCAGACATTGCTGGTGGTGACTATCAACTTGGTAAAGTGCTGTTGAGCGGCGCAATAGGAGATGTTCGTGGCTACGACTAATCCAATTGGACTGGTATATGACCCAAGGTATCACACGTTCAACTCGTGGGCTTCGCTCATGTGTGAACTGTATGCCGCCCAACAACTTGCAATACCCACCGATTCAACAGACTGGCACCAGTGGGGCAACGGTCTATTGGCAATTGATGTGTTCACCAACGAGGGTGCTCCAACCACTGACCTCTATGATGATTGGGAGGAGTGGGCAACGGCATTGATGGGGGCGGTCAATCCGAGACCTCAATGAAAGAAGTTACTACACAAGAAATTATTCGCAAGGCACCCATCACTAAAGAAATGGGTGACCATTGGGAAATCACGTATTACGGCATTAATCAAGCAATTCAGGAGGGGCAAAAAAGTCGACTCTTTAGGCATGAAAACTCTTTGTTGTTTTTTACAATAGATGATGATGATGAGGATGTTGCCTCAGGAATTGTTTTTAGCATAGACCCACCTCGTTCTGAGGCAAAAGCTTACGTTGAGTTTTGCAGGGCATTGGCATATGCAAAATTTAAAGAATTAACTGTGCACGCAACCAACCCGTTGATAAAAAAATTGATAGATCAAGCTGGTTACTTCTCGCAAAAAGGCAATGTTGAAAAAGGAAAAAACGGCAAAGAAGAATATGATTTAAAAATATCATTGGATGGGAGTGACCAGCAATGATAGGAATTGGATCAATCACAAAACCATTTAACAAAGCCGTCAATCAAGTTGGCAACGCGGTCAATCAGGTTTATAAGGCAATTACCCCTGACAAAGTTGAAAACGCATGGAATACGTCAGTTGGCGGTGATAGCTCTGTGGGAAAGGTGGTTGATAAAACTGGGCAAGTTGTACAAAAGCAAGCCGAGGCGACAGTTGCATCAACTCTTGCAACCGCTAAAGCTTTTGTAAAAAAACCATTGCCATACATTGCTACTGTTGGTCTTTCCCAATTTATGCCCTACAGCGTTGCGTCAGGGCTTGTCAATGCCATAAGAACTGGAGACTTTAAAGCATTAACCATTGACATGGGCATGAATTATGTAAGTAAGGGGTTAAATACTTTTCTTGGCGAAGATAAAAACAGCTATTACGGAAAAGTTTTGGTTGGCATGTCTGTTCCTGCGATGACTGCATTATTAAATGGCGGCACTAGAGAGCAGATAGGGCAAGCGGGAGTGACTGGCGGTGTAAGCGCTTTTACGACTGAAATCTTAACCAAACCAAAAGATCAGGGTGGGTTCGGCTTAGACCCTAAAGACATAACAACAAAAACAGTTAACAACGCAACCACGGCGGCAACAAGAGCAATACTAAACGGCAAGCCCGTTGGCGACGCAATTGTTGAATCAGCTATGGTGACTGCTGGCTCGGCTACTGTTGGCAAAGCATATGAAAACTTAACCAAAAATTCAGAGACATTGCAAACCGTACAAAAGAAGTATGACGAAGCAAAACAAAAAGTCAAAGATATTTGGGAAAGCAAGCCAAATTTAGCAAGCGATCACGAAAAAATGGTTTTAGCCGCAAAAGCCGCTAAGGATGCGGCAGATCACGCCGCGCTTGCAAACTCTTTTGCAAAAGATTTATCGCAAAAATATGTTGATGGAGAAACATTTGATACTGAACAAGTAAATCGAATGACAAAATATGCTGAGGATCTTTTTGATTCCGCGCAAACTCGCAATCAAGAATACAACGCCGCAAGAGCTAATTACGAAAACTCGGCTATTACTTCAGGCTACGCACAAGCAGAAACTGATTTTGACCAAGCAAATTTTGATGTGCGCGTGGCTGATAGGGCGTTATTTGATTCACAAAAAGAATTTAGCAGTGCCTATCAAGACTATGACGATACTGTAAAAGTTGTAGAGAGTTATACAAATTCTGAGATTGCACAGCTTGCGGCTGAAAATATAAACGCCGAAGTAATGCAAGCGCGAGAACAACTTACGCAACTAGAAACAGATCTTGGTGGGGGGCCTGCACAATTTGAATCGCAAGAAGCATTTGAGGCAAGGACAAGTCCTCGATCTACAACAACTCCACAGCAACAGGCAGAACAAGATGCGTTGGTTAAAGCCTCACAAGCATACACACAAACTCCTGCTGAACGTATGCAAGAAGAAGCAAATCTGTTTCAGGAAAAACATTTAGAAGAACAGAGAAAGAAGGCCGAAGCTTATGCTGAAGCCGACTCCAAATTAACTAATCTAGAAAGATTTGCTCGTGATAATCCTGAAGAGGCCAAAGCTCAACGTATTCAAGATGAAGCAAATTTGTTTCAGGAAAAGCATTTAGAAGAAGAACGAAAGAAGGCTGAAGCTTATGCCGAAGCTGATTCTAAATTAACTAATCAGGAAAGATTTGAACGCGACAATCCTGAGGCGGCTAAGGCTCAACGTATTCAAGACGAAGCAAATTTGTTTCAGGAAAAGAACCTAGAAGAAAATCGAAAGAGAGCCGAAGCCTATGCCGAAGCCGAAGTTAAACTGACTAATCAGGAAAAATGGGCTCGGGATAATCCTGAGGCGGCTTACAGCCAACGTATAAGTGAGGAAAACGCAAAAAGAGAAGAAGCAGAAAGAGCCGAGGCAAAAGCAAAATACGAGGCACTAGATCCTAGGGAAAAGATGCGTCTTTATGACCCTGAAGCGTATCAACAACTGCGTCTAGAAGAAAAGGCTGAACTGTATAGAAAAGAACACGAAGCGCAAGTTGAAGCGGCAAGAAAAATTAAAGAAGAACAAGAAGCTAAAACTCAAGCTGAATTAAATGAGCGCTATCGTGACGTTGATTTACTTATGCCAAAGTTGCGGGAAGAAAACGCTAGATTAGCGCAAGAACAATCTCTTATTCTTGACAGAAACCCTGATAGGCGAAGAGAACTTCTTTCAACGTTCTCAGAGCAAAATCAAAAAATGTTTGCAGAGCAAAATGCAACGTATAACAAACTGGTAAAAGAAAGAGACGATGCCATAGCAAAGGAACAGCAACGCATTGATTTTGAAAATGCTGAGCGCCTACGCGTAGCCGCAGAAAAACTAGCTTCAGATAAAGCTAGATTAGACGAACAACATAAAGCGGAAGTCCTAGCCGCAGAACAACGAGCTAAGGATAAAGCTAATGCTGATGCTTTAGCTGAGCACAACGCACAAGTAAAAGCCGCAGAACAGGCAAAATTAGCCGCAAGCAAAACTGTAACTCAAGCTCCTGCAACCACTGAGCCAAAACAAACACAAATTGGGGCTACCATAACCGCGCTTGGTACTGCCGCCGCAACCGAGGCAATTAATAAAAAAATTGCTGAAGAAAAAGCCGCTAGGGCAAGAGAAGAGGCGCTGGCTAAACAAGCGCAGTTAAGAGCAGAGGCAATGGCAAGACAAGAGGCGGCAAAAGCAAAAGCCAAAGCTGACTATGACGAAAAAGTCAGAATAGCAAAAGAATTTCAGGAAAAGGCAAAAGCAGATGCTTTGGCAAAAGCAAAAGCCGATCATGAGGCTAAGTTAGCGGCTCAAGCAAAAGCAAAAGCACTATATGATGCCAACATGAAAGCCCAAGCGGATGCAAAAGCCGCCGCCGAAGCAAAAGCCAAAGCCGATTACGACGAAAAAGTCAGATTGAAAGCTGAGGCAGATGCCAAAGCAAAGGCTGAAGCAGACGCAAGAGCCGCCGCTTACGCAAAAGCAAAAGCCGAATACGATGCTAAGGCAAAAGCTGAATACGACGCTAAGGCCGCCGCTTATGCAAAAGCTAAGGCTGAATATGACGAAAAGGTCAGACTAAAAGCCGAAGCAGATGCTAAGGTAAAAGCCATAGCAGATGCAAAAGCCCTAGCAGAAGCAAAAGAAAAAGCTGATGCCGCCGTAAAAGCCGCCAACGAAAAAGCCGCCGCTGAAACTACTGGAACACAAGACTCAGTTACTACCACGACTGGAAGCCTGCCGCCCGTTACCCCTACAGGTGTGTCAACTTCTGTAACTAAGCCTACGGGAACCTTGACGCCAGTTACCCCTCCTACGGGAACGTTAACTCCTGTAATAAAGCCAACGGGAACATTGACCCCCGTAACTAAGCCTGTCACTACCCCAGTCACACCAACTGGCGGCTTAAATACGGTCAGCGCCCCAACACTCACGCCAGTTACAAAACCTGCAACTAACTTGCCTACAACGTCAACCTCGACGACAATTGCACCACCAACTGGTACGCTGACACCCGTAGTGAAACCGCCAACAGGAGGGTTAACGCCTGTGACAAAACCGACTGGTACGTTGACGCCCGTGACAAATCCAACAGGCACGCTGACACCCGTGACAAAGCCAACTGGTACGCTGACGCCTGTGACAAAACCAACGGGTGGGTTGACATCTGTGGTCAAGCCAACTGGCACCCTCACGCCCGCATAGGAAGCAAAAATGGCAAACATTGCAAAGTTACAAAAGAAAAGAAATACGCTGTTTCTTACTCCTAAAAACAGGCTGACCAGCGTCATAAAGCCTACGACGGTTGATACCACAACTGTTGCCCCCACAACCCCTGTAGTTGGCGGTAGCGCCCCTGTAACTAGCGGTGGCTCCTCTGTTGCGCCAACTTTGCCAATTAATACGGCTCCTTTGCCTAGCGACACGCCCACTGGATCGGGCACATCAGTAATTGCGCCAACAATTACAAACACGCCAACCACAGCACCTACAACGCAAACTCCTACAACGGTATTGCCAGCCCCAGTCACGCCACCAGCACCCAAAAATACATTAACCGATAAGCTTACAGATGCCGCCATTATTGGTGGAGCCACGCTTGCAGGTAAATATATTTATGACAAGTTTGGCAATATTGTCAAAGAAGCAATTAGTCCAACTACACCAGCAGTTGAGCCGCCAACTACATCGGTAGTTAAACCGCCAACTACTACACCAGTAGTCAAGCCACCAACGACCACGCCAGTGGTTAAGCCG